GTCGGGAATGTGAGCGGCGGACAGCGGTGGGGCGCGATCCTTGGCTAAGCACGCCGTAGCTGCCGGGTTCAGGCCGGCGCACGGCGTTCTGCAGCGTTCCGGGGTGAAGCCGCAGTTCCGGCTCGACGAGATGCCGAAGTGGCATGGGTGGCGGACCAGGTCGGAGTCGCGTCGGATCATTCGGTGGATCGAGTCGACGCTGGTGATGCCGGTCGGTGTCGGCTCCGGGTCGCCGATGCGGGTGGCGCCGTTTCAGCGGCGGCTGCTGGAGCGGATGTGTGATTCGTTGGCGACGTTCATCTCGATCCCGGCTGGGAACGGGAAAACGACGCTGATGGCGGCGGTCGCGCTGGAGCGGATTTCGCGGGGAGACGACTACGCCGAGATCGACATTCTCGCGACGAAAGAGGACCAGGCCGAGCGGCTAGTGACGGCTGCTTTGCGGATGGTGGAGTGCGCGCCGCAGCTGCAGGGCCTGTTCGCGTTCTACGCGAACGACGCGAGGTTGGAGTACAGGCCGACGGGGTCGACGATGACGGCGCATCCGGCGAAGCTGTCGGCGATTCAGGGCCTGAACTTCTCGCTGGCGTTGGTCGACGAGATCGGCGATGTGCCGGCGGAGCTCGTCACGTCGATGCTTGCACGGCTGGGGAAGCGGAACGACGGCCGGCTGGTCGGGTTCGGGACGCCGGGGACGTCGATGCGCGACAACATGCTCGAGACGCTGCGGGCCCAGTGGCGCGAGGAGACATTGCCGGCCGGGGTGGAGTTCGTGGAGTACGCCGCGGATGCTGGCTGCGCGATCGACGACGAGGCGCAGTGGCGGAAAGCGAACCCGGCGCTGGAGGCGGGGTTCCTGCGCGGCGAGTCTTTGCCGTTGAAGGCGGCGACGATGCCGGAGCATCTGTTCCGCGCCTACCATCTGGGGCAGCCGGTGGAGTCGGCGGGGCCGTGGCTTCCGCACGGGGCGTGGGATGCGTGCGACCGGCAGGATCCGCCGCCGGCCGGGGCGCAGGTCGTGCTCGCGTTGGATGGCAGCTACCGCCGGCATGCGGCTTTGGTGGGGTGCACGTTGGACGGCGGCATTTTCTTCGGCTGGCAGGCGGATCAGGCGACGGACGACCAGGTCGTCGCGGCGGTTACGCGGGCGGCCGACCAGTGGGAGCTCGTCGAGGTCGTCCACAACCCGCACTTGCGCCTCGGCCTGATGGGCCGCCTGGCGGATGAAGGGCTGCCCGTGGCGCCGTGGCCGAGTGACGTCGCCACCGATGTCGACTCGACGGCGGCGCTGTATCAGGCGATCGCGGGGCAGACGGTCGCGCACGACCACGACCCGGGCCTGTCGGAGCAGGTGCAGATGCTGACCGGGAAGGTTGACCGGAACGGCAACCCGCGGTTAGTCAGGTCGTCGGACCCCGATTTGTCGGCGGCGTTCGCGGCGCGGATGGCGTGGTGGCGCGCCGCGAAGCTCGCCGAGGAGAACGTCGGTGAGGGGATGATGATCTGGTGAGAGGATTCGGCTGGCTCCGCCGCACCGACCCCGGGCAGGACCGGTTGGAGGTGCAGCGAGGCTGGTTCGAGGCGGGCCTGGCCGGCTGGGAGGGCTGGTCGGGACTGTCGCCGCAGGCCGCAGAAAGAGTCTGGGTGGCGAACCGGTGCATCCATCTGAACGCGAACCAGATTTCGTCGATGGAGCTCCGGTTCGAGACGTCCGCGGCGGCGGGGAAGTCGACGCCGGCGTGGGTCGACCCGGGCCCGGACCCGGTCTGGTACCCGAACGGCGTCAACGACGCCGTCTACTCGGTGATCGCGTCGATGTACGCGTACGGAGACGCTTTCCTGTACGTGACGGCACGGTACGCGGACGGGTTCCCGTCGGCGTGGACGGTGATCGACCCGCGCCGCGTCCAGGTCGAGCTCGTGAACGGCCAGCGCGCCTACAGGCTGCAGGAGACCCCGGTCGACGCGGGCGACATCGTGCACGTCCTCCGCGACCCGGTCGCCGGGCAGCTGCGCGGCACGCCCGCGCTGAGGTCGTACGGCCCATACGTGCAGGGGCTGCTCGCCGGGGCGGCGGCCGGCGCGGCGCTGGCGGAGAACCCTGTGCCGAACGCGATCCTGAAGTCGGAGCAGAAGCTAACGAAGGAGCAGGCCGAGGAGATCCAGGCGCAGTGGGTCGAACGGGCCGGGCTCAGACGCGGCGCGCCGGCGGTGCTGCCACCCAAGCTCGACTTCGAACTGCTCGCCTTTTCGCCGAAAGACCTGCTGCTGTTGGAGGCGCAGCAGTGGGACGCGAAGGTGATCGCGACTGCGTTCGGGGTGCCCGTGTTCCTGCTGAACATGAGCGTGGAGGGCAACCTCGTCTACCAGAACCCGTCGAGCCTCGGCGAGTTCTGGTGGCGGTTCGAGCTGTACTCGATGGCGCTGTCGGTGTCACGGTCGCTCTCCCGGCAGATGCTCCCAAAGGGCGACAAGGTCGTGTTCGACGCATCCGAGATGTTCGCGCCGCTCGGACAGCCCGTACAGCAGAACGCCCCGCCGGCGCAGCAGCAGGGCGGCGACGTGGTGCCGCTCAAACCAGTGATGGAGGGAATCTGATGGACGAGCCGACGTACACCAGACAGTTCCAGGCGGAATTGACCGCCGGCGACGGCCGCACGATCGAGGCGCGGATCGTCCCGTACAACACCGCGGCGACGGTCGCTGACCCGCCCGAGTGGAGGCCCTACCAGGAGATGTTCGTGCCGGGCGCGTTCGAACGTCAGGTGAACGCGCCGAACCGCGTCAGGATCTGGCTGAACTTCGAGCACGAGCAGGGGATCCGCGGCCTGATCGGGTACGGCACCGAGCTCCACGACCGCGCCGACGCCCTCTACGGCACGTTCCACGTGCAGCCGAACACGGACGGCGACAAGGCCCTCGACCTCGTCAAATCAGGGATGCTGACCGGCGTGTCGATGGAGTTCGCGTCGAAGGCGCAACGGATGGTCGACGGGGTGATGCGGCGCCTCCGCGCCCACATCGACAAGGTGTCGCTGTGCCGCGATCCGGCGTACGCGGACGCCCAGGTCGTCGCCGTACGGCGGGCCCCGATGTGGCAGCCAGAAACGTTCAACCCGGCGTTGGCGGCCCGGCTCGAGCAGCTGAAAATCCCGGTCCCCGAGACGCTGAGGGTGTCGTGAACGGCCAGATCAGCCTCCCCGGGATCGCGTTGGTCGTGATCGCGGTCGTGGCGGTTGTGGCGCTGTTCCACGGCTGGGGCTGAGTTCTGATGTTTGGCCCTCGCCGCTCCGTCAAGCCTTGAGGGCCGCCCACCAGCCGCGCGAGCCGACCACTGTACTAGACTGCCCGGCGTGTAGTAACGGCGCACCTCGCCGAACCTAAGCGGACACCTCGCCGCAACACGGGTGACACCTCCGCCGCTGGGCCTGAGGGCGACACCCGCCGAACCCAATCCGTGTCGTCTTTGTTCCGGGAGGTTCGGCCTTGTCGCAACTCACCATCACCCGGGCGCGTCTCGAGCGGCTCGTCGCCGAGCGCGGCCTCACAGACCAGAAGATCGAAGACATCCTCAAGCTCGCCGAGGACGAGGAGCGCGACCCGAACGAGTTCGAGCGGGAGCACCTCGACCGGTACCGCACCCAGGCGAAAACCATCGAGTCGGAGATCGGCACGCTCGCCGACGAGCTCGAGCGCGGCGAGTCGAGCCGCGACGTGTCCCGGCTGATCCGGCCCGCGCAGGCCGCAGTCTCGGTCGGCGGCGACCTGGAGCCGGTGTACCGGACGTTCGGCCAGTACGCCCGCGACGAGCTGATCGCCCGTTACCCGTCGATCGCGTCGCGTGCCGCTGTCGGCGGCGACCCGAACGCGCTCCGGGCGCAGGCCGTCGAGCGGCTGCAGCGGGCCGTCGTGAACACCCTAACGTCGAACATTGCGGGGCTGGTGCCGCCGACGCACATGGCGCAGATCCTCGACATCATCAACCGCAGCCGGCCCGTCGCGACGAGCGGACGCCAGGTGCCGCTCAACTCCGGGAGCCTGACATACCCGAAGATCGCGCAGCGGCCCGAAGTGCTGAAGCAGTCCGCCGAGAAGACGGAGGCCGGCACCGCGAACATGCAGGTCACGCTTGAGACATTGGCCGCCGAGACCTATCTCGGCGCCGGCGACCTCAGCTGGCAGGCGATCAACTGGTCGACCCCGGACGCTTTGCAGCTGTGGTTCGACCTCGCCGCCGAGGCGTACGCGAGGGCGACCGAGACGGCGGCGTGTTCGGAGGTCGGCACCGCCGGCGGCGGCACCTCGACGCCGAAGCTCGGCACGGCGGGGACGGAGGACTTCGCCGGCTGGCGCGCCGCGATCCTCGCCGGGATCGCGTCGATCTACTCCACGACGGGCGGACGGGCGATGACCGACACCCTGTATCTGTCGGCGAACAAGTTCTTCCAGCTCGCCGGCGTCGGCACGAGCGCCACCCTGCAAGTGTCGACGGTCGGATCGCTGGACGTCGGGTCGATGACCGGCACGTACGCCGGCCTGCGCGTGATCGGCTCGTACGGGTTCGCGACGAACACCGCGATCATCGGCGACAGCTCCGCGCTCCTCATCGGTGAGACGCCGGGGGCGCCCGTCGAGATGCGGGCGGTCGAGCCCAGCATCGGCGGGATGGAGGTCGGCGTGATCGGCGCGTTCAAGGCGAAGGTGTACGACGCCAACCGGTTCGTCCACATCGCATAGGTCGCCGTGGCGGCGATCAGGTACCCGGCCGGTGGCGGCGCGTCAACGCTCACAGCGCTGACCGACGTCACCGGCACGCCGGGTCTGAACAAGGCCCCGGTCGACGACGGCAGCGGCGTCTACCCGCTCACCGAGATACCGACGCAGGAGAGCCTGGACGCGATCCTCGCCTCGGTCGCACACGTCGACTGGAGGCCGCTCGTGCTGCTCGACCGGAGGTTCGCACCTTTCGGACAGGGCTACGCCGACCCGGCGTGGCGGCTGACGCTGAACAACGTTGTGCACATGCAGGGCCTCGTCGCGAGCAGCCCTCCGCTGACCGACAACGACGCTGGGGCGCTGCTCGGAACACTGGACGCTGACAGCTGGCCGCTTGCGAAGCTGCTGTTTGGCTGCCCCGGGAACCCCGGCAACAACGCCCGCTTCGACGTGGAGGGCGACGGGCGGATCGTGTTCAACGGCCTCCTGACCGGCGGCGGCGTCGACTGGTTCAGCATCTCGTCGATCAGTTTCTCGGTGGGGGCTGCGTCGTGATCGTTGTCGCCCCCGGGGCCGGCTACGAGGCCGTGTTCCAGTCCGGCGTCGCCGGCCTCGTCGGCACCGTCGCGCTGGGCCTCCTCGACAACCAGGGCGCCGAAACTGAGGCGCTCGACGCGGCCGGCATCATCGAGACCCCGGCCGGGTCCGGCATCTACGCCGCCGCCCGGACCGCGCCCGACGAGCCGGGCCAGTACACGCTCCTCTGGTCGCTCGACGGGACGACCGCCCCCGACCAGGTGTCGATCGAAGATCTCGTCGTTCAGCCGGGCGGCCTCGGCCTCACATACGGGACAAGCGACGAACTCGCGCGGATCCTGAAGATCCGGAACCCGACCGCCGACCAGCTGACCGCGATGGACCGCGTCCTCTCGTCCGCATCGGGTGAGGTGAACGCCGAGATCGACCGGGTAGACGCGATCGCCGGATGGGAGGTGCAGCTCGCCACCGAGGTCACGCTCGAGCGGGCCGTAGAGCACTGGCAGCAGGAAGAGGTGCCGTACGGCATCTGGGAGAACAGCCTCGGCCCCGTCATCGTGGGCCGCGACACGTGGGACCGCCACGCGCTGAAACTCGCGCCGCTGAAGCAGCAATGGGGGATGGCGTAGGTGGCGGCCGTCGCGACAGCGTCGCTCGTCGAGATCGTCGAAGCGCTCGCAGGCCAGATCACAGACAACGTCGCCAGCCAGGATCTGGGCGGCGAGGCGCTCCAGGTGTGGCCGTACCTGGTGCTGAACCCGACGCCGCCGTGCGTCGACATCTACCCGGCTGACCCGTTCAGCGAGCAGATCGCGATGGGTCCGACCCGCGAACGGGATGTGTGGTTCACCGTCCGCGCCCGTGTGACGCCTGCGGACGTCGACGCCTCGCAGCAGCTGTTGTTGGCGCTGATGGATCCGCGCTCCGACACGTCCGTGCTCGCAGCGATCGTCGCCGACCGAACCCTCGGTGGCCGCGTCTCCGACCTGATCCCCGTCGTCGTGAGCGGCATCATCG